CCGTTTTACTGAGTTTCAACGAGTTGTAGCTGACGACACCATAACGTCTGCTCTTGCCGGCATCCACTTAGGTGGCGGTAAGAAGGCTATGAAGAAAGATGCGGCCTTTTCGGCTTCAACTAAATCTTTGCCTTACTTGTGGCGTTTCTATAACGACATTCAAGAAGGCATGGGCTCAGGCCGCATAGTTCAAGGCTCTTCTAACGAAAAAGAGATTATCAAGTCTCCATCTCGTTACGCTTCACGTCAGGTTTTGGCTGCAGACGATCTTGCTCAAGGCATTTTAGACGACATGCCTACTCGTGACGTCGATAAGACAACTGGCAAACAGATCCCAGCTACATGGGGTGGAGTCCAATCTAGACTTGATCGCTATCTAGCTTTTCCCATTTTTGGCTGGTCCCAGTACGGTGAGATGGACACCAAGCGCACTCTTGGTTTTAGAGAAGCGAGGCGTGTTGCAAGACTTGACAGTAAGTGCTGTGAAGACTGCGTTCAGTTAAGCTCTATGGGCTGGTCGCCTATGGGTCTACTGCCTCCTCCAGGCCAAGGTTGCCGATGTCATGATCGCTGCCGATGCTACATGGACTACCGGTAGGGTAAAACTGATCAAGAAACCAATTTCTGTGAAACAACCACCGTTAAACCCTCACAGAGGGCATTAAATATTCCCCTATTTCAAGGAGAACAACATGGCTTCTAACGCCACTCCGGTATACGGAAAACAATACATCCGGTTCGCTGAAACCTGCTACATCCCTTGCCCAGTCGCAATTCACCAGTTTAGCGTGGTGTCTGTTGACATCACCGGCACTGGAACAGGTGACGCAGCCAGTTCCATTGGCCCAACCGATCCTCCTACAGCGATGCTGTTCGACGGCTCTACTGCTTGGGGCGTGCTTCAGCAAGAGTTCAACGACTGCTCCTGCGACTATGCTACAGACCGCCTGCGTCTCGGCACCGTTGCTACTTCAGGCTTGCTCTTGATCAACGCTGATGCCGACAACCTGCAAGTTCAAGGCGACGCCTTGCTTGTCGACGCTGAAGGCCGTTCCAGCTCCGCTGGCGCAGCTGTCTTGGTTGACTCCACCACTCCTACTGTCCGTCAGCAAGTGCTGGTCGGCGGCGTGAGCATGGTGCTTGTCAGCTGGAACTGATAACTAACTGAATAACTGATGTGGTTTGGCAGCAACCTGCGTAAGACCAAACCCGTCTCTCAACTTCTGCAGAAGGAGACTTAAAGTCAATGATGAATCTTCGTGACACTTACGCAAGTGTCGATCCTATCCTAACAACGTTGGCTCAGGGCTACATGCTGCCCGAGACCAATATTGCCAACTTTATCGCACCTGTGGTGGACACCCCCACCCGCGCCGGCCGCACACTGCGTTTCGGTAAGGAAGCCTTTGCTGTAATCGACTACCGTCGTGCATACGGCACCAACATCCCTTACGTTCAATCACGTTTCGACTCCGATCCTTACGCTCTCGAGCAAGAAGTGATCGCTTGGGAACTTCCCGAGGAAGTCATTGAGAACGCTGGTGAAGGTCCTGCTCAGGTAGACCTCCGCGCCATCGAGACTCGCAACGCGATGTCCCGTTTGATGAACGCCTACGAAGTAACAGTAGCCGACTCTATCGGCAATACTGCTAACTACGAGGCAGCAGCTGATTGTAACGGTGACGGCGCCCTTGATAACCTAGGCCTTGCCTACGACTCATGGACTCTCTACAAAGCTGATGCTGACGTCGTCGGCGCTCCTACTGGCCCTGCTAAGTGGGATGACGCTCAGGCTAACCCCATCACCGACGTACTGACCTGGAAGCGCGCTGTGGCTAACCACATCGGCATCCGTCCTAACAGTGCTGTTGTTGGTTCCGCCGTCTTCGATCGTCTCCTCACCTGCGAGGCTATCCTGGACCGCATCCAATTCACGACTGCTGACTCCATCGACACCGATGTGATCGCACGTTACTTCGGCCTCGAGCGCGGCATTCGCGTTGCTGAAGGTCGTAAGCTGGACGACTGTGGTAACCTGGTTCCTGTGTTCCCCGAGAACGCAATCCTGTTGTTCTACAGCCCACTTTCCGCTTCTGACTCCGTGATGCCTGCTGGCGGCGCTTCCGCTGCTACGCCTGCTTTCGCTTACACCTACCAGTTGACAGGCACACCTGCTGTCCGTCCTGAGTACTACATCCGTGAGCGTCGCGTTGTCCGTGCTGAGA